TACGAAAAAGCTTGACACGGCCGCCAAAATTATGATATAATTTTGGCGCACCGAAAACCCTATTCCCGACCAGGTTATAGGGTTTTCCTGGCAAAACAAAACCCGCCGAGGCGGGTTTATTTTAATGCAAGGTGCGCAATTCAATATAAATCAAAACGCACCTAGTGACAAAATCAACTTTGCTTTTATCCCAGTTAATCAGGGATTCTAGCTCAATACCGTTGAATTTACCGTTTTCCAGAAAATCCCCAGCTTTATTGATAATCGCGCTTTCAGCGTGATTAACGGTCATACCGTTAAACTCACTAATACCGCCCATTTCATCAAAGCCGACAGCGAGAATTGCCATATTAGTTTTCCTTTCAGTTAAAAATCCTTTGGTATGGCATTATACCATACCAAAGGGCTTTCGCCCTTGATTAAACTGGATCATTCTCCGGAGTCAACGGAACCGAATTCGCCAGTGCCGTGAAAATCTTTTCCAGTGCAGTCTTATTCGCTTTTGTCAGCGAATCAACTTCGCCATCGGACAGCTTGAGAATCGCACCGATAGCTTCAGCATGTGCATTCTTGCGCACAGGCTTTTCACCATTCTTATTGACGTATTCCTTTGCCTTGTAAACCTTTTCACGTGACAGCTTGGCTACTATGGACCGGACAGTCTTGCCGAATTCGGCCGCCAGAGCCTCCACGGTCACGCCTTCAGAATACTTCTGCACCAGAAGTGCAGTTTGCTCGGGGGTGTAGTTCACAGTCTTTTCAGTCTTTGCAGCCATTTTGCGTTTCCTTTCGTTTGTTGATGGGATCAATTATAGCCGGTTTTTGTGATCTTTGCAATACCCTAGTGTTTTGTGGGGGTTTTGTTTGTTTTCCGTTTCTGCCTGCTATGTGTTCAATTATACAGATTTTGAGCACCAGGAACAATTGAAAATTTCTATCGGTGCCATAGTCCAGGTCTATCACAATACCCAACTATTTTACCAGGAAATGTATTGACACGGGCGAGAAAATTATGATATAATTTTGGCGCAAATTGGTACACACGTGTACCAATTTTTGGCGCGCCCGCGCTTTAATTATAGCACGAATTCCTGGCCACGTCAACCATTCCCTAGTAAATTTGTCGGGTTTCCTGGCAAAATAAAACCCGCTAGAATGCGGGTTTTATTTACTTTTTGCCTACGGGCAAAATACAGGAATCTCCGATTTTGGTATTATGTCGGATAATTTGTCCACCTTGTTGAATACATTCCTCATTACGCGAATTATTCGCGTAGATAATAAAAGGGCCAATTCCCCCCAGAAAAAGAATTAGGAAAATAGCCCAGATGCTATCAACAAATTTATGCATTTTAAATCCTCACAGATAGTTAAACAAACCCAAAACATTTGCAGCAAAGAAAACACCTTGCAATGCAATGAAATTCCTTTGCTTTAGCCGAAATGCGCTAATCAAAAGGCAAAGGGAAGAAACAAAGAAAAACGGATAACCGAATTGGCCGAATTTCATTGCCACGAGAAAAGCGCCAATAATGCCGCAAATCGTTCCAAGAGTTTCCAGAATCTTTGTCATTTAAAGCACCATTGAATGATATGGGTTAGGCTCTTGACCAATTGCAAGCATAATGCTTTGCCATTGTTTACCGTGATGGGGTTTGCGATCATACCACCCATTAATATCAAACTCAATTTGATGGGCAATCTCATGCGGGAGAATCACGCGAATCATAGTATCGTAATGGGCGAGAATAAACTTACCGCCCATTTCAATGATGTTGGATTCGGTATGGTTACAGCCAGCGGTTTTTGTGAACCGGTTATTAATCACAATCTTAGGCGGATCGAACTTGACCAGCGCGGGGAAAATCTCGCAATAGGAATCCCAAAGCGCGACCGTGCGCGCCTGAAAGATTTTTTGCATTTCGGTTTTCGTCATGATCGGATTATACCACAGTTCGCGTTGCCCAGGTCAACCCTATATCCTAGTAGGTTATAGGGGCTTTCCCTTGACACGGCCCAATTATACAGTGTATAATTGGCGCCCGCATACCCCTGGGGGTATGCTATATTTATTTTCCGGGCTTGATTTTATAAAATACAATCACGGAAATAAATAGTATATTGGCGGTATAGTTGAATATCAAGGGCCAATGCCATTTAGGGATAATGTAAATGATGGTGAATATTTCCCCGATTCCCCACATTAACAGAAACCCCCATGTAAGCCCGTCCGATTTTTTAGTCTTAAATGATTCCCATGCTTGCGGCAAACCACAGAAGGCTAAAAGAATTGAACCAATCCAGCCGATTGAATCCATTGTATTAAATAAGGGCTTTCGCCCTTATTTCCTTTAAACGGGTTGAAAATGATCCTTGACCTGAAAAGCACGCCAATTATAGGGTGTTACCTTTTCGCGCCAATTCTTCTTTTTGAGAATTTCGCGCAAAATCGGCAATTCAAAATCTCGCGCATCTTCCAATGCAGTATGCGGCTCATCTTTGAATTCACCATTAATGAAGCCACAAACCATCTCGGCATTAGTTTTCAGGGTCATATTGCCGAATTTCGTCGCATTATTAAAGCCGTGATTTTCCAGCACAAACTTTTTATATTGCTTCGTGTTGCAGATATTGCCGACAGATGCTTGCCAAAGGCAAAATTGATTCTTGAAACCCGAAAGATCAATTCCGGTGTTTTGACATTTATCCAAATCGAATGCCAGATTATAAGCAGTCAAATCGGGATTATATTTGCCAATTGCACGATTAATCCAATTATTAATTGCATTAACGGATGCCAGCATACGCGAACCAGAATCTAGCATATTACGATATGCTTCCTTGCGACGTTCCAAACCTGCATAACCCCAAATATCATTAGCGTTTTTATCATGGAACAATTCGCTAATGCCATAATGACCATCAACCAAAACAGCACATTGATTAAAAATCTCACCGTTACGGTCACAGATTACAATGGCAAAATCTGCCACAGTATTAATCATTGTCGTTTCAGTATCCAGAATTGCGAAAAACTGCTTTTTTGCCATATTTACCTAGTTACCGGGACCGCCGGAATTCGCGGGTTACGCTGTATCGCATAACAGTCTGGAGTATAACACAAATCTACGCGCACCAGGAAAACTTAATAATTTAGTCGGGTATTCCGTCCGCTACCACAGCTCCAGGCCTAGGTCAACAATAGCCCTACAAGTTATAGGTTGTTACACATTTTTGCTTGATCGGGCCCAAAATTATATGATATAATTTTGGCGCAAAATCAACCCTATATCCTGGTCGAATATAAGGTTTTCTTGACAAAACAAAACCCGCCTAGGCGGGTTTTGAAAGCGCGAGAAGTTAGCGGTTAGTTAACAAATAAGTTAACTAAAGCATACGGTCCGGCTTTTTTCAATAGGGGTTAAGCCCTATTGCATTAATGACCTTGCTTGCTAGGGATATAAACACCCCGAATGCCAAAACGATCACAAACTGCTTTCAGATAATCTACGTTATCTTCGTAAAACACAAAATCCGCACCCTGAAACGGGATAAGATTAAAAAACTTTGCAAGCCCATTGATTTTCAGGGTTTTGCCCGATTGCGCATCGCCTTCATTACGGGAAATGAAATAGTCGGGTTCGCCCAAAATTTCCTTTACAAATTGCCAGTCCGGTGCATTCATTACCCGCGCGGTGGCAATGATGACATAGCAATTTTCATCGCGCAAATCTGCACGGTATTGCTCTGCCATAGGCAGCAAAGAATCATCCATTGCACGGAATTGATTATCGCGCCAGTATTGCAGATCAATACGTTCGCCAGCGTCATCCACAATAGTACGGTAACGATGCGAAGAATCGACAATCGTACCGTCCATGTCATAGATTGCAACGCGGGTGATTTTAGCCATTTCTTGAATCCTTGTCTGTGTTGATGGGTTTATTATAGCACGAATTTTCAACGCACCAGGAGAACTTAGTAAATTAGTCGGATATTACAATCGCTAACATAGATCCAGGATATAGTCAACAATAACCCTACAAGTTACAGGTTGTTACACATTTTTTCTTGCGCGGGCGGCCAAAATTGTGGTATAATTTTGGCGCAAATAACCCTGGCAGAAGCAGGGTTATTATTTCAGCTAGCCTGTAGACGCAAACACGTTTCCTGGGCTTTGTCAACAATTACAGCTAGAGCGGGTCCAGCAAGCATATCAGGACAAACCCTAGCCCAGTGCTTATACATCAGATAAGCATAAGTGGCAGCACCTTTAAGATGTGCTACAGTTTCGCAAGAGTCATAAACCCTCAAAAGCTTTTCCAGCTCAAGCAGTCGATTCATTGTTCATCCTTGAAGTATTCGGCCAAAGCGCCATTAACGGTATCTTTATCCCAGTTTTCCAACCCTGCTTCCTCCAGCGTCAGGAATTCGGCATGATCTTCCCATTCCATTTCCTGCACCAGATCCAATTCTGGCACAGTGTCAAATTCGGGGAGCTTTCTTGTCATTGGAAATTCTTTCCAGTATCTTGATGATGATAAGCGGCATCCCTGCCACCAGCCAAACCATTATAGCACAAATGTACGCCATTTCTAGTCCACGATTACATCAATCAGCGTATCGTTAGCGTCAAAGTAGAAATAACAGGAAATGCCCTTGACAGTAACCCACAGATTACCGTTACCATAACGCACGGTATAATCGCTAGTGCGCAGATACGCGGTAATTTGTTGTTTTTGCTTGGCAGTCATGATGCATTCCTTCGTTGTCATGTGTCAATTATAGTGCCTGCGCCCAGGTGTGCAAGCATCTTTACAAATCTTTACAATTCAAATATCCCCATAAATTACAGGTTGTTACAATCTTTTTGTTGACGCGGCCGCCAATTATATAGTATAATTGGCGCCAATAACCCTGGCAAGCGTAGGGTTATTGGCAAAACGGCCATTCCTGGCCGTCAGCTCACCAAGTCGGGACGCCAAGCGAAGATGCCAAATGCTCAGCAATACCCTCAAGAGTATCGCCCGGCACCATTGCCACCGGCAAAACTGCACCATCGTCAATGCGTTGCAGGGCATGAAATTCCCCCACCTTGCGCTTAAACTTCGGTTCATCCGGGCTTGCAATGCTCAGAGTGAATTTGCCCATAGCCGAACCCGTGCGGCGAATCGCCACAGTAGCGCGATGTTCGGGGAAGCTATGCACCTCCCATCCGTTAGCCTTGCGGTGTTCCATCATCGCCTTGCGGTTAGCCTTTTGGAAATCGCTCAGTTTCGTTGCAGTCATTTTCAGTTCCTCAGTTAAAAAACAATTATCGCACAGTTTGGGGAAAGTAGGGGCAAAGCCCCTACAGTTTACTCGGCTTCCGCCGGCTCCGACTTCTCCGCACGGATGAAGTCGGCGATAGCCTTAAGAGCTACCTTATTAGCCTTCGTCAGCGAATCCGTATCGTTTTCGCTCAGCGCAAGAGCTTGACCGATATAATCGGCGTGCTCGTCCTTCTTCACAGGCTTTTCGCCAGTCTTGGAAACGTATTCCTTTGCCTTATAAACCTTCTCACGCGAGAGCTTCGCCACAATAGAGCGTACAGTCTTGCCCAGTTCAGCGGCAAGGGCTTCCACCGTCACACCCGCAGCGTAATCGGCAACCATCTTAGCCGTTTGTTCCGGCGTATAGTTCACAGTCTTTTCGGTCTTTGCAGTCATTTCAATTTCTCCAGAAAACTAGGGGTTGTGTCAGATGTTAACGTAACCTGACGGTGGACGGATGCATTGTCTAAGCCTTTGCATCATGCTTGTTTTTCCGTTGTCCTCCGTTTGTTTATGGGTTAATTATAGAGGCTTTTCAGTAAACTGTCAAGCCCTTATTTTAGCGCTTGCCCGATGTGCGACGGTCACGCAGGTTACGGGATTCCTCACCACGTGCAACGCGGTTACGCTCATTGCGACGCTTCGCTTCCACCTTGGAACGGTCAACGGGCAGCGGAGACAGACCGATCTGCGCACGGATCTCGTTGATTTGCTTGAGGTTCATTTCGTTTGCCTTTCGTTGTTGATGTATGAATTATAGCGCCAGCGCCCAGGAAAGCTAATTGAAAATAACTATCGGGGCAATAGCTTCAGGCTATCCAGGCCCAGGCAGTGTCTACCACAATTCCAGGTAACAGTCAACAATAACCATACAAGTTACAGGTTGTTACAATCTTTTTGTTGACGCGGGGGAAAATTATATGATATAATTTTGGCGCAAAATACCCTTGGTAGGGTATAGGGTTATACCATTTTAATCTGGTATGATTAGCCTTGTTTGCGTCTACCGTAAATCTTTTGCAGTTTGCTTACAATGCTGCATTCACGGTACGCTACCAAAAAGCCCTGTCCACAAATTTCACCATGCAAAAACATAGTGTATGCATATGTTTTCATTTCATGCTTTCCAAAAAGTGGATGAATCCGTGAGCCATGAGAACCTCGCTAGCCATAGCCTCACGCTCCCAAGGCGTTTCATGGTATGCCAGCTTGGAAGAAACCTTCTTGCCATTCCAGCGCATGAAACCGCCCTTAGTGGACAGCTCACCCATGATCCATTGCTTCGCGTGAACCATCTCATGCGCAATGGTATTTTGCAGCACGTATCCGGGCAAGTCGCAATCAATGGCAATACCGATAGTCAGTTTACCATCAATGCCACAGTTAGCCATGTTGCCTTCAGTCTTGGAAAAGCCCTTGATGAAGTTGATGCGGATAGTCCAGGCAGTCTTATCAATGCCCAGCGCCTTAGCATGGTACATAGCAGCCATCAGCACAGCCTTACGCTTGCCGGTAAGCCGAACCTTGTTGTGCTTGAATTTCGTTTCCATGCATTTATTATAGCTCGCTCCAGGTGTGTGGCAAGCATCTTTACATATCTTTACATATCTTTACAATTCTTTTGTTGACGCGGCCGCCAATATTGTGGTATAATATTGGCGCACCAAAGCCCCCTGGCTTTGGTCGGGTATTATTTGAAGAAACCGCCCCAATACAGGAGAGCAACTTCCAGCCCTGCAGCAAATGAGAACACCCAAAAGTTATAGCGCTCACGCGGCTCGCCATGCTTGACAAGATGCATGCCAAGACCAACGCCAATCAACATGAGAAAGATGATTTGAGGAGTATCCATTTTTTCAGTACCTTTACTTAGTTGCACAATGTGGAGTCTTGCCGCCCGGCAGCATAATCCAAACCGTCAGGCATGGGATGAGGTTGATGCAGAATCGTCGATTGTACGGGCTATAGTGTATGCCAATCCACACCCCACCCGATTGTACCAGAAAACCTGCTTTCATGCATCCTCCCACCAGCTAAGCACGTCATCATAAGACATCCACACAATCACCGCAGCGTTAACCCCGGTAAACACAAGATGTGGCCATGCCTTAATCAGTACCAGATAAGTCAGGCCAAAAGCAAAGAACATGCCAACAAATACAAACCAAAGAACTTTCATGCAAGCCTCCCGCAGAGCATACAAAACGTGCCACCATCGGCAGCCAGAATCATGATGTTGTCAAGAACCCCGAAACGGTGGGCATCACGGATGCTCATATAAGTAGAGGTTCCCACAATACGGAAATCCTTACCCTCGCGCCAGTCTTGCAAGGCTTGTTGCGAGGTTTGATGCCTAGGCCCGTAGGCCTTGACGATTGCGAGGGTATTAAGCATTTACGTTTCCTTGTTGCTATGGATTAATTGTATCGGTTTTTAGTACCCGACACAACTATAAGGTTATTCTAGCCAATCCACGTCTGCCAATATGTCCAGAGCTTGACCCACCTCAGCCTCAAGTACCCCAAAGGAATACGGAGACCAACCGGCTTTATAACCATCATGTGCTGTCAAGCGTTGCATAGCTTCTTCTCGCGTAGCGTACACGCCCAGGAGACCGCGTCCCTCATACGCCACGTCTTGCACCGCCAGATATACTTTCATTTTGTGTTCCTTGTTGCTATGGATTAATTATAGCGTGCCCAGGAGCTAAAGCAAATGTCTTTACATTTCTTTACAAATCTTTACATAACTTTACATTCCACGCGCTTGACGCGGGAGGGGAGACTATGGTATACTGGGGCGGTTATTAAACTAGCCTATTAACTGATGCTATAGGACCCACCCACACGGCCAACTTTAGGTAAAATTCCATAAACCTTTCGGTGCCGAACCTATATAAAATTCCACAAATCTTTCGGTGCCAAACCTCGTACAAACCTCACAAAACCTCACACAAATACACACAAATTTTTTAACTTGCCAAAAGTTCCCCACAGTGCTATAATATCTTATTACTTCGCAGATTACCTATGACCAAAAACTTACCAACTGCTCACCCTGCTGAGGTGATAGAAATAAGCCCCGAGGCCCTAGAAGTGGCCAACTGTTATCTACAGAACCAATCTATAGAAGAGGTTTCAAATGCCCTAGGTGTTTCAACAGACTTAGTTGCCCAAATCCTAGCCCGCCGCGAGGTAAAATCTTATATTAACCAAGTGTTCTTTGAAGTCGGATTTAATAACCGCTTTAGGTTGCGCGAAGTTATGGACATCCTGATTAAGAAAAAACTTCAGGAAATGGATGAGGCAGATATAGGTTCTAGTAAAGATATTTTAGAAATTCTAGCACTATCGCATAAAATGACTATGGATGCGCTAGATAAAGAAATCCAGCTCGAGAAGATTCGCGGCGGCAATGCGCCACGTTCTCAAGTTAATGTTCAAATCAATGATGGTGGTGGCACCAATTACGGTAATTTAATCGAAAGACTAGTTAATGTACAACCGCGGGACTAAATATTTAGTGGCTGGTAATGCCGCTAAAGCACTACAATTTTTCAAGAAGCAAGTACCTTTAAAAGAGTTCAAAGAGCTATACTTAAATATGGGTAACGCTTATAGACTTCTAGGTAATGATAAAGAAGCTATTAGATGTTATGAGAAGGCTAATGATCCTAGATTACCATTTGTAGATGGACGATATGGCGAATATGATCTAGCTTTATCCAATTTAGGGTTGATGCGATATATGTATGGTCGCGATGCAGATGCTATTGCATTGTATGAGCGCGCTATTAAGCTAAATCCTAAGCACTATGATGCACTTTGGAATTATGCTAGTGCTGAGTTACGTAACGGACTTTGTAGTGGTGGAGATGAAGGAATAGGTTGGAAACTTTACGAGTATCGCTTCTTACGCTCCAACGCCGTTATAATTGATAGAACTCTGCCGATTTGGGATGGTATTAGCAAGCATGAGGTGATCGTCGTTTTAGCTGAACAAGGGTTAGGCGATAAGCTGATGTGGGGCAGATATATTTCTAAGTTGAAAGAGTACTGTTCTAGGCTGGTTGTACAGTGTCCTCCTGGAATGGAACAGATATTTGCTGAGTTTGAAACTTGCACTTCCTTTGCAATTGAGGGTGACGCTGTAGGTGTGCCAATTTGTTCCTTGGCAGGAAGATTTGGGCTCATACCCGGTGATTGGTTGAAAGGAAAGTTTGGGGCCCGTACTCTGTCTCTAGATAACTCGATGAACTTGAATATCGGAGTTGAATGGGTTGGATCACCTACTCACGCTAACGATCGTAATAGAAGTGTTACTGTTAACTATATTCGCGCATTGTCTAAGTATGGGAATTTGTTTAGCTTAAAACCAGGTGCTAAGGATATTCCGGGGATAAAAGCGTTAAATCCTAAGAACTGGGGTGAGACTGCAGAATACGTAAATGGTCTGGATCTGGTAATTAGTATTGATACTTCACTAGTGCATTTGTGCGGATCATTAGGAAAAGAATGTTGGATGGTACAGCCACTAAAGGAAACTGACTTTAGATGGGGTACTGATAAGATGGGCGAATCAAACGTTTGGTATGACTCAGTAAAAGTGATTAGAAATCCTGGGTCATGGGATAAAACGTTTGATAAAGTGTATAAGAAACTAGATGCGGAACTTAGTAGATTGAAAACTGAGAAGATTATGAAGCATTGTGAACAAGTTATAAAGGCTGCTAATGTATAAGACAGTACAAGGACGTTGGGGAACTACTACGTTCTTCGGTAAAGATGAATACGTAGGAAAGTCAATGTACTACTACGGCGAATACAATCCTGATGAAACGGAAATGATTTTATCTTTAGCTAGTGGGTTATGCTTAGATATCGGAGCTAATATTGGATGTATCTCACAGGCTCTGTTGAAGAGTGGCTTTAGAGTACATGCATTTGAACCACAGCCAGAAGTTTCCAAAGTTTTAACCGCAAATATGTTAGCGGCTGGTGGTGAGTTTAGCGTACATAATGTTGCGCTAGGTAGTAGTTTTGGTACTGCTAAAATGCCTAAGGTACACTACTCAGAACGTAATAACGTAGGTGGCCTAGGTATTGGAATGCAATCAAGACTAGGTACTTATGAAGTTCCAGTCGAGCCTTTAGACTCCTACGGATTCGAGAACGTAGGATTCATGAAGATTGACGTTGAAGGCTTTGAGCTAGAAGTGCTTAAAGGTGCTGCTGAGACTATCGCTAGATGCAAGCCAGTAATGTACATTGAAGACGATCGTTATGAGAAGTCTAGAGCACTGCGCGAGTATATTTACTCCCTAGGATACGATATTACTGAACATAAGCCTACGTTGTATAGAGAAGTTAACTTCTTTGATTGTAAGCGAAACGTTTGGGATAAGAACTACGCATCGCACAATATTATTTGTAAGCCATGCTCGTAGTATCTAGAGATGATATTAGCTATGAGACAATTACTGAGTTTCGTCCAGAAGAGCGATTCATTAAACTACCGATTGAGAACTACTTAAAGTTACTTAAGTATGGTACTGATACAGTATATGACCAGCTAAATAGACCCCAAATTGCATTAATTAATGCAGTCAATAGTCCTAAGTACAGATTTATCTGTGCAGCACTATCAAGACGTCTAGGTAAGACATTCATCGCGAACATTATAGGTCAGCTAGTAGCACTAGTGCCTGGTTGCAATGTTCTTATTATGTCACCTAACTTTTCGCTATCTTCTATTAGTTTTGAATTACAACGTAAATTTGTTAAATATTTCGACCTAGAAGTTGAGAAAGATAACCTTAAAGATAAGGTTATCGAACTCGCGAATGGTAGTACAATTAGAATGGGGTCTATCTCTACGGTAGATAGTTGTGTGGGTAGAAGTTACGATTTAATCATTTTCGACGAAGCAGCGCTAGGAGCAGATGCTGAAAACGCTTTCAACGTATCACTACGCCCTACCCTAGATAAGCCAAACTCAAAAGCTATTTTCATCTCTACACCTCGTGGTAAGAACAACTGGTTCAGTAAGTTCTGGAACCGCGGGTTCAGCTCAGACTATAAAGAATGGATTTCACTACACGCAGATTACACAGAAAATGAACGCATGAGCGCCTCTGACGTTGAAGAAGCTAGAAAATCAATGTCTAAGGCCGAATTCGAGCAAGAATACTTGGCCAGCTTTAATATATTCGAGGGTCAGATTTTCAAATTTGATCAAGAGAATCATATTAAAGATTTCGTTCCAGAGGATGGTTGCGAATATATCGGGGGCTTAGACCCTGGGTACCGTGACCCTACAGCTTTTATAGTTATAGCATACAATCCTAGAACGGAAACTTTCCATGTAGTAGATGAGTACCAGATGTCCGAAAATGTTACGTCTGGTCACGCAGAGGCTATTCGCGCATTAGCAGATAAATGGGGCGTAGATCCCATATTCATTGACCATGCCGCAGCTCAGTTCGCAGCTGACTTAGCCTATACTTACGACATTGCGACTATTAAAGCAAAGAAACAATTGTTAGAAGGAATTGCCTTCGTACAAACACTTGTTGAACAAGGACGTTTATTTGTCTCACCACACTGTGAACATACATTACTAATGTTAGATCAGTACCAGTGGGATAAGAACGAAGCGTTAGTAAAAGAAAAACCTGAACACGACATAACCAGCCACATGGCTGATGCTATGCGGTATGCTTTATATACATTTACAGTATGAACTCCGGTATCTATAAAAACTCAAAGGTTATTGGTCTAGCAAAGCATCCTATCATGATGCCAGCAGAAGTAGTCGAAATGCTATCCGCATTAGATGAAAATATTAATACGGTGTACAAACAGAACATCTATTTACGTGAATTGCTGCATGACGCCTACCTAGAGCTTAATAAGCCTTGGTGGAAGCGAATTTTCTAACCTGAAGGACCGCTAGCCTAACCAGCTAGCGGTTTTTTCGTGCCCAGCATTTGCACCTTCGAAAAAATACATATTGACATACAGGTGCTTACATGCTATAATTAGGATAATTAGATTTTGGTAGGTATAACTTTACATGACGATAGGTATTTATAGACTTATTTTTACTGGATTAGATCAGTACTATATAGGACAAAGTATTAATATTGAGTCACGCTATAAGCAGCATCTACTTGCACTACAAAGCAATAAGCACTATAATTATAAAGTACAAGAGGCTTATGAAAAGTATGGAATACCTTCCTTAGAGGTCTTAGTTGAATGTGGTATATCTGAATTAGATACTACAGAAGATGAAGCTATCAATATATTTGATAGTGTAAAAAATGGCTTAAATATTAACAGCAGTGCTTTACAAACCCCGACAGCGTTATATGGAGAAAGCCATCCTCGTAGTATAGTTCCAGACGATCTAGCTATAGAGGTAGTAAAACTACTAACAGTGCAAACAAATACTGCAAAATATATTAGTGATACGTTAGGCGTACCTGTAGATAAAATCCACGATATTGCTAGCGGCAAGACACATAATTGGATACACTCTATTATCCCACTAGAATATACTAAAATGCGGTCGCTGCTAGGACGTAGAAAAAATCCTAAAACGGCTGAAAAACGTGGAATAGAATACCCGCGCCTGATCTCTCCTGAAGGAATCATTTTTAGTAATATTACTAATCTTAAACAGTTTTGTGAAGAGCACGGATTAGATAGGTCTAACTTACGCAAAGTATTTAATGGAATAAGTAAGCATTCCAAAGGTTGGGTATTACATAGTGGCTAAAAATACAGGCAATCAGAGAATTGCAGTTAAGTGGGTACGTGATAAAGCTAAGGCAGCTTATGAAAAGAAGGATTCCTGTGCTGTCTGTGGTACAAGCCAGGACCTAGAACTACATCATACTCACTCCATTACATTGTTGCTAATGAATTGGGCATCTAAAATGGGTTATGATATATCCACGGATGATGGAATTCTAGCAGTACGAGATGAATTTATTGCTGAACATCGTAAGGAAATCTATGATGACGTTTATACACTATGTAATAAGCATCATGTAGCTTTACACGCTGTCTACGGTAAAGCACCATCTCTAGCTTCCGCAAGTAAACAAGGTACTTGGATTGAAAGACAAAAGGCTAAGTATGCTAGCGGAGACGTAAAACCAGTTGTACGTTCCGAATTGGCTTCTTTTGCCAAGTTTTACTAAGGAACAGTTATGAGTTGGTATAATCCCATGAGTTGGTTTCAGGATAATGAAGAAAAACTGAACCCAGCACAGGTAATGATTAGTAGAGAGCAAGGTGTTTATATTAACACAGATGCTTTTATTAGTTACAATCAAGCCTTTGAAAAATTAGAGACAGTTAATCGCGGAGTCAATATGATAGTTAGCGGATGTGCTAGCTTAGACTTCGATATTAAAGACAAAAAATTGGATGGGGTTGTAGTAGGTGTAAGACAAAAGACGCTGAATACACTATTGAACTATGTTCCAAACCCATACCAATCAGCGCAAGAATTTCGATGCAATATATTTACAGACTTCCTACTAGAAGGCAATATATTCATCTACTATGATGGCGTACACATGTACCATCTGCCCGCTTCTAGGGTACAGATTGAGACAGACCCTAAAACTTTCGTAGCTCATTATCGTTATAATACTACTATAGTTTTTAATCCTGATCAGATCATACATATAAAAGATTTATCATCTACCTCCATTTATCGTGGTACCAGTAGATTAGCTTCAGCAGATAGAAATATCAAGATTCTATACAAGATGCAAGTATTCCAGGAACAGTTCTTCGATAACGGGGCTGTTACAGGATTAATCCTAACATCAGAAAATACGTTAAGTCAGCAAGCTAAAGACAAGACAATCGCAAATTGGCAAGCAAAGTACAGTCCTAAGAACGGTGCACGTAAGCCAATGATTTTAGACTCAGGTTTAAAACCTGTTGCAGGTTTATCAGACTCCTTCCAAGAGATGGACTTTGATACTTCCATTAAGACACACGATACTAAAATATTAAAATCGCTAGGTGTACCTCCTATCCTTTTAGAAGGTGGCAATAACGCAAATATTAGCCCTAATTTAAGATTATTCTACTTAGAAACAGTTATACCAATTGTCACTAAGTATGTTTCCGCCGTGGAACGTTTCTTCGGATATGATGTAGAACCTATTACTTCTAATGTGTCTGCCCTGCAGCCTGAAATGAAAGATGTAGCAGCGTACTATACGACGTTAGTTAATGGCGGTGTATTAGCTCCAAATGAAGCTCGTGTTGAACTTCGTTACGAACCAAAACCTGGAAATGATGACCTAAGAATACCAGCAAATATTGCAGGTTCGGCAGCAAATCCTAGTGAAGGCGGGGCACCACCAAAGAAGCCTCAAGGTGGTAAAGCAATTGAGTAAGGAAGTACATGGATAAAAATAAAGTACTATATTTAAATAGTGCTTTTACTGTTAAAGACGCTACTCCAGCAACTTCAGATACAATCGACTCTATTTATATTGAAGGTTACGCAAGTACCAATGACGTAGATAGAGCCGGTGACGTAGTATCTGCAACTGTCTGGGAACGCGCCATGACGAATTATCTTAAGAATCCTATCATCTTAGCTAATCACGATTATGATGATCCGTGTGGCCGAATGGTGGAACATAAGATAGACAGTAAAGGTTTATGGGTTAAAGCCCGTATTTCAGCTGCGGCTGAAATTTTCAATCTTGTCAAAGACAAGGTTGTAACAGCGTTCAGCATTGGTTTCAAAATCATTGATGCTGAATATAATTCGGCTGCAGAGGTATTCTTAATTAAGGATATTGAGCTTATCGAGATTTCGGTAGTATCGGTTCCCTGCAATCAAAATACTCTATTTGATTTATCAAAAGCATTTTCAAATGCTGACGATTATCGCAATTTTAAACAGCAATTTGCCGCACCTAAGGCCGACACAGCTAAAGGGCTAGAGTCCAATTCGGAAGCAAATCGCACACCATCAAAGGAAGAATGGAATATGACTCCAGAAGAACTACAAAAAATGCTTGAAGAAGCTAGCAAGAAAGCTGCTCTTGAAGCCACTGCCGCTCTAGTCGAAGCTCAGCGCAAGGAAGCTGCTGAAAAGGCTGCTGCTGAAAAGGCTGCTGCTGATCTAGAAGCCCGTATCCAAAAGGCTGTTGAAACAAACATCCAAACAGTTAGCACAGGTGCAGAACGCCTACTAGCTGATGTTACAAAGCGTCTAGAAGACGAGACTGTAAAGTCTAAGACAATTCTAGAAGGCCTAGAAGCCAGCATTCGTGAGAAGGCTGATGAAATCGCTAAGATGAGCTCTAGCAAGATGCAGTTTGCTGATAAGCAAGGTGCAAATGGTTCTACTTATGAAGAACGCGAAAAGGCTTATCTATTAGCACGTGTAAGTGGCAAGTCAATTGAAAGCACCAAGTTCGGTCAGGAAATCCTGCAAAAGACTGGTCAGCACATGCCTAGCGCTACATGGGAACTAGAAGTTTCTACCAACATGGAAGCCGAAGTTCGCCGTCGTCTAGTTGTTGCTCCTCTGCTACGCGCAGTAAGCATGAAGACCAACGTTATGACCATGCCTGTAAACCCAGAAGCTGGTCTAGCAAGTTGGGTAACTAACGCTCAGTTTGGTACTTCTACATCTGCTGGCGGTACCTCTACTGCAGGTCCTGGCGGTACAACTGCTGCTGGTTCTCCACACGCATTAAAGGAAATCACCCTAAATGCGTACAAGGTAGCAACCAATGAATACCTGAACTACGAAGAAGAAGAAGATTCGCTGCTAGTTATCATGCCTATCGTTCGCGATGCCATGATCCGTCGTCTAGCACGTTCTGTTGATAAGGCATACCTGCTAGGTGCTGGTGCTGGTGCTGATCCTGTTAAGGGTCTGGCTCTATATCACGCAACTTCTACAGTTGTTCCTACCAACACTGGCGTTGCAACAATCGCTAACCTACGTAGCTTACGTAAGGGTCTAGGTGCTTGGGGTCTTGACCCAGCTGAAATCGTTTACGTAGTTTCTACTGAAGTTTACTACGACCTATTAGACGATACAAGCTTCCAGACCATGAACCAAGTTGGTCCACAAGCTACTCTGTTAACTGGTCAAGTTGGTAGCATCGGTAACTCTCCAGTTATCGTATCTGCTGAATTCCCATCTAAGGCCGGTGGTGCAGCAACTGCTTCCACCAACATTGGCGCGATCTGCTTCGCACCAGGTAACTTCTTAGCAGGTAATCAGCGTGGTCTACGTTTCGATACTCAAGAACTAGTTGAAACTCAACGTCGTGTTCTAGTCGCTTCTCTGCGTACTGGTATGACTCAAGTTACAACCAACCTTGGTGGTGGCGTACAGACTCTACGTTGGAGCTAATCTAACGATTGATGGGGAACTTCGGTTCCCCATCTTTTATAAGCTCATTTTGTGGGCTTATAAAAGATAAAGGAAACTTATATGGCTACTCCAGACTTAGTAACAGTCGCTGAATATAAGGCCTATGCTAATATTTCTAGTACCAATCAGGATGCCACTATCGCCATCCTAGTTGCTAAGGTTAGTCATTTAGTAAAGAATATTTGCCGTAGAACCTTCCTTGATTATGTAGATGAATACAAGGTAGACATTAGTTCTGGTGGTTCTAATAGAATCTTACTAAAAGAGACTCCAATACTACAAGTAGCATCGGTAGAATATTCGGACGATTACGGAAAAACATACACAGCCTTAACAGAGTTTACAGACTATGTTATTGATCAGGATAATGATGCGGTTGAATTAATTGCATATCCTTATGTAGATTATAAACGTACAAACGCATTTAAGGTTACTTACAATGCGGGATACGAAGAAATACCCGAAGATTTAAAGCTAGCCGTATTTGACTTAGTTGGTTATTACATTCGTAATGATTCAGCTATTCACTCACATAAGGCTATCGGTTCTAATACAGTGCAGATTGAGTATATTACTAATACTAGTCTACCAGCACACATTAGACGTGTTCTTGATCTTCATACAGCGTATTATATATGAGTATAGATCAGTTTACTGCAGCATTGCAAAGTAAAGTATACAAAGATTGGCTAGAAAAACTAGACAAAAATATTATTACTGCTAGTTCTGAAAAGTTACGTGCAAAAGAACAAACTGCAGCTAAAACTAGTTTTTATATAACTAAAGATACTGTTGAAGATATTTTCTTTACTATAACTGGTAAGAAAATTGCTAGCGAAGAAGTGCAGCTATTTATGCAGGAATTAGTAATGCCATTATCTGGTAAGACTGGATCGATACAAGGCAAGAAAATTTCTGTCAATGGAAGACCTGCAGTATTTTTTGAAAGTATTGGCTTTGATACTATTTCTACTAAAATAAATGAAATATTGCTTGATGTTTCACCAGAAGTAGAAGAAGCGTTTTTAACTGCTACTCAAAAATACTATGAGCAAGAACTGCCTAATTTAAAAGCATCTGCAGAATATAAGAAAGCTACTGGTAGTGGTAAACAAAAACTATTAGATGCTTTAGAGAAAAAAGCTAAGGCGGAAAGAGGTACTTTTGGCGGATACTTTAATAAAGGCCACGTTATAGGTGTAGCAACGAATCTTGCAAAACAGTTCAGAGAAGATTTAGAAACTTTAATAAAAACAGCTGAAGATAAAGCACTAAAAGAACAAAAAGTTCTTTTGGAAGTATTAGATAAATACATAGCTAAGCTGGAAAAAGATGACTTAGCTACAGCAAACTTACCCGATGCAGTCAACCAAGAATTATATGCAGGATATATAAAGTCCCGTAATAAGTACTTAGTAGAAATTCAGCATAGGGTAGGTAATATAGAGGCAGGTAGTGCCGCTCAGCCTATTATTAAAGAATTACGAGAAATATTCAGCGTTTCCGCAAAAGATTTAGAAGCTATTGTAAAAAATTCCCCTGGATTAGGTGAGGCACTTTTAACCACAAAAGGTTCACCAAGTTATCTAGATATACTTTCCCAGGATATTGCAGATACATTAGCAGGTAAACAACTTTCTACTAAAGTTTACGTAGAGAAACCTAAATTAGTATCTAAAAAAGTAAATAAGATACAAAAAGAGTCTAACAAAAAGAAAATAGAAGTAGCGAAAAAGCTACGCAATTCTTTAAGTAAACAGACAAAGAAAGTACCTTTACCAGATACTACCTCACAAGTATCACTAACAGCTTTACAAAACCTAATAAACGCTAACTTAGCAGCCCAGATTGAAAAGAATATGGGTACAGGTAGTAGACGGGATGTTCTTAACTATCGTACAGGCCGTTTAGCCGAATCTGCAAAAGTAGAGAAACTATCAGAAAGCCGTGCTGGTATGATTACTGCATTCTATACTTATATGCGTAATCCATACGGTACATTCTCTGCGGGTGGTGCTCAAAGTGTACCAACCTCTAGAGACCCTAAACTGCTGATAAGCAAATCAATTAGAGAAATCGCAGCTACGCAAGTAGCTAATAGAATGAGGGCCGTCTTAGCATGAGTCGTAGAACAAGTATAGTAAAAGCTTTGACAGAAAAGCTAAAGATAATCGACGGCTCTACAGGATATAAAAGCAACGTATT